TCGTTATTTCACGGAAGTGGTACCCGTGGACATCGACGGTGATCTTGACTATAGCCAGCAACAAGCTCAGACGTACCAGCCCCGCTACGACATGCCAGCGCCCCCGGCTAATGCAGGTGGCGTTAATGCCGGCGCTCAACCTCAGCAACAGTGGGAGCAGTTCAGCGACGTCATGAACCGCAGCCCTGAGAACGCCTGGCGTGTTCTTCAGCAAATGGGTCCTGAAGCTATGCGTAGCAAGCTTCTCTTTATGGATCCTGCTTGATAGCATTAAAGAGCCAAGGTCAGAGCCCCCGTTACTGGGGGCTTTTTTCTTGCTAATGTTTTTATAAAGGGATTAATTTCATGCGCTCTCTCAGCTATCGTCCTCGTAAAGAGGATTCGAAAAAAGAAGAAGTAAAGGAAGTGGCTCCCGTCGAGCAAGTTAATGAAACTCAGCCTGAATCACTTGATTCTTTTGATGAGTCTGTTGTTATCAGCTGACGTTATCGTCGTTTTTTCCCAGGCGACGCTCTAGTTCTTTCTCGGCTAACCGTTCAACGGCTGCCAAAATTCGGATACCTGCGTAGCCAATAATGAATGAGGTCGCTATGGCCTCATTTTTTGTGAGCTTGAATCTTTCTTCAATAGCTGGACTTACAAAAGTAGCCAGCATGTAACCAACAAGCGATGCCTTAATTAGATAAGGTATTACCTTTTTTACTCCTCGTGGGTGCGTTAAGCTTTCGGTGATTGACCCCGAAAAGCAAGCTATTGAGGATTCAGGGTCTTCGAAAAACACCGTAAGGACTCTTTCTATGTGGGAGGACATCCGCCCTTACGACGCTCTTAAATATCTTAGACGAAGTACAATTAAATAAGCTGGAGTATCACTATGGTATACGCTCCTCAAACTAATTGGAAATACGATAAAAACCTTTATCATCCGATTCAGTCTGGTCCTCAGCGCACGGGCGACGACTTAGATCTGCGGGACACTTATTTAACGATTTCTAGTGGCTACATAACTCCTTTAGGGGTGCAGCAGACTTGGCTTGGCGTTATTGACGAAGGCGCTGATTTTGGGCGGATTCCGGTAGGCCCTCCAAACATTAGTGGATACTTCACGACAGAATGGCGAGCGGTTCCTCCTGCTATTTCTGGTTATTGGACTAATTACGAGAACACGCAGCCACACGCATCTGGCTTGCTTGACAGTTACGTAGGTTTCCGTGCTCAGGGTCTCTACAGCACCGCGAATGCAACTGTTCAGACTGCTTTAGGCCCGCAGCCTGGTTTGCGTAATTTTGGTACTCACATTTGGTACGGCGAGCAGATACCGGATAACCAACTGTATGCTCCGTTCCAGACGCCTAGCTCAAACGACAACACAATAGATGGAGGAGGTATTACAGGTGGGGGTGTTACACACCCCTCAGTTGCTTCGCCCACGCTAACCAACCCAACTAACGACACGTCTGGGTCACGCGCCGCGTGGGTATATCACTATCCGGTTTACTGTCAGTCATTCACCGAGACTCGCTACAGCGGAGTTCCCGGTCAAATGGGCGCTCCTGTCCGTAATAGTTATCGAGGCAAGTCACTTCGTTACGTCCCTAATTACGGGTCTGTATATGGTGTGCTTGGAGAAGGTGTACGAAATATGGTGCGTAAGTTTAGCCCTGGGACGAAGATTTAAATGTGAGTCCAGGTACGCCTTTGAAGAATGTTGTTTATAGATTGTCTAGACGTCTTGAGCTCTTGAGCAAGTAGAGGAGCGCGAAAGTACTTTGGGTTTGACCCTTTCTGCAGGGATCTTAAACAATGTACTTGCTCCTCAGTTAGCTTCGCTTTTGCGTTTCTTTCTCCTCTTAGAACTTCTGACGAACTTTCTGATCGCGACTTCCATGAGCAGTTTTTTGGTTCGTAGTCACCTACATCGCCTTCTCTAGACAGAGAAGCTCCTTCGGGAGCCTCACCCATGTCTTTATAAAAGTTTTCAAAAGACTCTAACCACTCGCTACACACTTTAACTCCTCTGCCTCCATAGTATTTATAGTTAGCAGCATTTTTGCTGTAACATCTAGTTTTCATATCCATCCAGGCCTTATAGGTCTGCGTGTTGGACATACCGTGCTTCTTGTTAAAGCGAGCCATAGACCACTAAGACTGCAACACTACTCTAGATTACAGGAGTCCTCTAGGTTTATATTTGAGAAGTACTTTCTCCTCGGAACTTATCGATGTTCATCGATAGCTGAATGCTCAGGTTGTCGCCTAGCTAAGCAATTAGCTAGTGAAAATCGGGTGAATTCAGGGAAGCCCTAACGTAAAGACGAGGGTAATCCTGAGCGAAGCCAAAGGTACACCTTTGGAACGTGCAGAGACTACCGGAGAGGTTTAGCCCTCTTAATAACCGGCAAGAGCGCCCGACACCCCACGTGGGTGAAGAGATAGTCCAGACCTCAGGGAAACTTGAGTTTATCTGAACGACTTTCCGAAGATTTTAGGTGCGGAGCTGTACCGTCCCCATCCGGCGTATATTGTCGAGATGGCTGCGGAGCCTGTTGTAGTCCATGACTTCAGCAAGCAACCAGGTCAGACTGTACAGCTGGACCGTTACCGCTTCTTCGGTAATCCTGGCTCTAAGGAATCCCGCGAGCGTACTGCTGAGCAGACCATCGGTACTGCCAACAGCCGCAACATCGTGAAGGACAAAGTGCTGGTGACTCTTCGCGAGTATACCGGCCCTGCTGACCCGAGTGATCCCACTCAGCCCAGCACCTTCAAGATTGCACGTGAGACCCTGATTACCGCCCAGCGTCTGCTGCTGGACACCGGTAACCTCACCACCTTCCACCAATCGATCGGCAGCCTGACTCTGCTCGACGACTATCGTCGTTGGCGCGACCGGGTGTTCATCAATGAACTCCTGAAGGCTGTTTCTAAGGGTCAGTCTTCTGACACCCAAGGCGGTTACTACTTCCCTGGTGACCTGGCCACTGGTGCTCTGACCTACACCAACGCCGAGCAAGCTAAGTTCGACGTTAAGGATGACCTGCTGCGCGTGGTGAAGAGCCTGCGTAAGCGGAACACCCCCACCTTCCAGGACGGTTTCTATCGCTGCGTTTGCGATCCGACCTTCCTGATGCACCTGCGTCAGAACAGTGACTTCCGTGAAGTTGCTCGTTATCCTGGCAATGGTCAAATCAACCCCCTCATGTCCGGGATGCAGCCCAACGCTGCCCTGTACATGGGTCAAGGCTTCGGCCAAGCCACCTTCGTGGCCGGCGAGCCGATCATGCCCACGGGCTTTGTGTTTGAAGGCGTGCGCTTCTTCGAGAGCACCAACATGCCTACTCAAACTCAAAACGCGACCATCGCATCTACCGCCGCTTCCTACAACGCAGCAGTCGGTATCTTCTTTGGTCCTCAGGCCGTTGGTGTCGGCATCGGTGGCAACAATGCCCAGGTGCTGCTCAACAACAACGACGACTTCAGCCGTTTCATCATGATGATTTGGAGCCTGTACGCAGGTTTCGAACTTCTGAACGCTGATTTCGTCACCGTTGGTTACTCTTTCGACGCTTGAGGAGGTAACTAACAATGACGATCAACCCTAACCAGATCTCGGTTGCCAAGATTTATCCTGGTAACTACACCAACGTTCTTCGTTACTGGCACGAAGAAAAAACCATGCAGTTCGAGAACGCCAACGGCGTTCAGACGAGCTACACCAACCAACCCGTTGGTGGCCCCGTGGGCGTGGTGTTCCGTCCCGGTTGGATTGCTCAGCAAGCCATCGGTTACGTTGACCTGAGCTATCAGGCACTTGGTACCAACAACCAGCTGGATTACTACACCCAGCCTTATGGTTCTGGTCAAAACGCTGCTAATCAGCCTTTCCTGAATGCCAGCGTAATCATCCCGTCTCCCGACTACCACAAGGATGTTCGGGCAGACATCACCAACGGTATCACTGCACCTTCTGGTGCCTTTGTGTACCGCACCTCGCTCCGTGTCGACGGTGGCGATGTGGTTAGCTCTGGTGTTGCAGGTGGTTCTGCTTCTCCTCAGCTGACTCTGATCCCTGCGGTTGGCCAAGGTCTCCGCAACAACACCACTGTGGTGTCGGGTCAGTTCGGTACCTCTATTACCGGTTCCAACAGCCGCATTGCCAACGGCAGCGTTGCTTCCACCAACATCATCAACAGCAGCAGCCTGTCTGCTCTGACTGCCGATACTCAGTGGAAGCTTTTCACCACCACCAATCTTGGTGGCGTTGCTGCTTCTGGTCTGGCACAAGGTTCGGGCATCTATGATCCCCGCGCTGGTGCTGGCAAGTTGTCCGGCAAAAACAAGGCACTCGCTATTTGCGAAGTGTGCTGGATTGTTCCCGATGCTCCCCCGGAGCGTGCAGACCTGGC